ATGCCGTGGAAAGTTCGGGATCACAGCATTGACCACATGCGCGCGCTCGCGGCCGCGCTCGTCTTCTATTGGCATGGCATTCATCAGAGGGGAGTGCCTTTCACAGCCGCTCCTGACAACTGGATACTAAGTCTGTTCGAAGAGGGCTGGATAGGCGTTACGCTGTTCATCACTATCACAGGCTTCATTTTTACCACGATCACCGCCGGCAGCGACATTGATTACCTCAAGTTCATGCGCAATCGAGTGCTGCGTATCTTGCCATTGATGTTCATCATCATGCTGTTTCACGTAACGTTCGGCAAGCTCGACACATCGAGCCTGTTCTTGTTCTTCAACCTGCTAGGCGGCGGATTGATTCCCGGCGCATGGACCCTCGCCGTAGAGTTCCAGTTCTACGCGGCCTATCCTTATCTCAGGAATAGGCTGGTGCATGACCGGCTCGGGTGGACGATAGCTGCTTGCGTCGGCCTCGCCCTTTTCTTCTTCTTTTTCCGTTACTGCTTTTTCATTGCTAAGGGGAGTTTGCAAGGGCTGTCCTACTGGACGATCTTCGGACAGATTGATGCGTTCCTAGCCGGAATCGTCGGAGGATTGATCTATCTTCGCACGAAGCGCGCACCAATCGCCAACCAGCGGCTGATCGCCGGGCTGGTCTTCATTGTCGCTGCGACGGCGGTCTTGGCGAGCATGGCCTGGATCAACGGTCGCGGTGGTTTTTACGGGACGGCGAGATCATCGATCTGGCTGAGCTGGCTGACACTGATGTCCCTTCTCTGCGGGACGATGATAACGTCCTACGTCATACTGATGAGCGGTGTAAAAAGCCGCATTTCCCGCTGGATCGGCTATGTCGGTGAGATATCCTACAGCACGTATCTCCTCCATTTCCTTACTCTTGGCGTGGCAAGCAAAGTCTACGGCATCTATGTCGGTTATCAATTCTCGGCAGACCTGTTGACCAACCAGACATTGATCCTGCTCTTGTTTCACTATCCGCTGACCCTGCTGCTCAGCGCCATTTCCTATGAGCTCGTGGAGAAGTCATTTCACCACAAGACGGACTATCTTCGGGCGCGGAGAGAAGGGAACGACTGACAGCCAGGGTAGCATGACGCTGATTCAAAGTTGTGACGCCATTGCCCGACGCGAGAGGCGGAACGAGAGTCAATGGAAGCCAATCAACTTGGCGGAGTCAGGTTGACGAAACCCCTGTCTCCGTACTATACCCGCGCCAGCCCGGAACCTGGTTCTGCGGCGGGCGATTAGCTCAGCGGGAGAGCACACCCTTCACACGGGTGGGGTCGCAGGTTCAATCCCTGCATCGCCCACCATTTTCCTATAGCATATTCAACACCTTAGCGCACATTCTTTTTTCTGCTACTCGGCACAGAGCGGAGAACATCGGCAGAACCCGGCACCTGATTCAGGGGAAAACCCGTGGAGCGCTTTCCTGATTTGTTCACGGGAGTCGGCAGCAGATCAGCCCGACGTGATTCTTCCGACGCGACCACGTGCTCATAGATGCGTGCCGATTTCTCATCTTTCCAGCGACCGGTTGCTATCAACCCGCTGATGTCCGTCTTCCCGTAACGACGCATCCAGGTTGCCCAAGTGTGGCAGAAGATATGGAACGTCACGTCGGATACGGCTGGCCCTACCCGGTCTTTCACCTTTCCCATGAGGGTGTAGAGCCGCCCGCACTTGCGAAACCGAAACACCTTCGCCTTGCCGCGCTCCAGTCCGCGCGGATGGTTTGCCAGTTCGGCCACGAGGAACGGTGGCAGGTGGACGCCACGCGGTTCCTCATTCTTTGTCTGGGGCAGGTAGCAGAAGCTATCGACCAGCGAGAGCCGGTCACATGTCAGCGCCAGCCCTTCGTTGAGCCGGCAGCCGGTATAGAGCAGGAAAGCAAGGAAGACGCCGAACTCGGCATCCTCGTCCTTGGCTTCTGCCAGCATGGCGAATGCCTCTTTCGGCTCCATCCATGTCACGCGTCTTTTGCCGCGCCAGCCCTTCGGGCGCCTGATCTTGAAGTCCACTCCGGCGTGTTTCAGCACAGCCGATATGGGCGTATGGACCTGCCTATTGCGGGTGGCGGCTGATGCGGTGGGGTAAAGCGTCACCGCGCATTGGTCGATGACTTGCTGTGTGATTGCAGAGAGCGGCTTGCCTATCAGTTCGGGAATCACGCCACCCGTCCACACCTTGGCTTTGGGATCAAAGCGTCCCAGGTATTGGCCGTCGCCGCCCGACTTGATATATTCGAGGGCGGCTTTCTCGAATGTCGGTTCAAGCTTTTCCGATGCTACCGGTTCGGCAGTGCGACCACGTTCGATGTCTCGCTTGATGGCCGCGAGGATTTGCTTCGCTGTGGCCTCGACAGGAGTTCCTGTAGTTCGGTCAACGTATTCGCCGAGGTATGTGCCTCGGATCGAATAGTTCGGCGAGCGGCCTTTTCGGGGCGGGTGAAGCTTGAGCGGCATTGGGCGGCTTCCTTCCGAAGACCAGCGACGATAGCGATGAGATCGGAATCCGTGAACAGCTTTCGCCGGCCATTCACATAATAGAACGGGTGTCGCTTCACGATTTCCTGCATTGCACGGCGTGAGACACACAAGGAATCCGCAGCCTGCTCCATGGTTAGCGCTCTCGTCACTCCCCGCCCTCCCGGTGTTCTGCGAGACGGGCGCGGAGGGTGGCGATCAATTGGTCGGCGTGTTGGTTTGAAAGGCCGGTTTCGAACGTGGTCTGAACGAACCTCTCCATTTGATCCGGCAGCATGTCACCATCGTCGTCAACAATCGCGTATTGCTTGACCTCTGGATGCCGCGAAAGCCATTCGGCGATCTCGCTGCCTCGGCCATTGTAATCCGCGCCGCTCAGGCGTTTTGTAGAGCCGTCCTCGTGACGGACATTGATGCGCTCGGCATGGGGCAATTCACCGAAGTAGCATTCGAAGACGAATTCAGCCTCCAGCTTGCGTTCATGCCAGTCACTGCCGCGCCAGGCCGACGAAAGAACGATGCTGCACTCCGTCTCGCGCACAACGCGGTGGAGACGCTCAACGCACAGATTGTCTATCGGGAGGAAGCCAAAACGGCGGTCGCTAAACACGCCTTCGTTGTTCAGCACGCCGTCTACGTCGAGGAAAAGCACTCGTTCGCGTATCGCCTCCATGGCTACTTCCCCTCCAGAGTGGAGTGGGCGAATCGAAGATCGCGGACGTAGAGTTGAGTGGACGGCCCACCCTTCCAGCCTTCGACCAGCGGCTCATCATCCTCGAAACCGGTCCACTGCTCCGCCTCTAACGCAAACGGCTTCAGCGCGCGCTCCAGTTCCTCTATCCTTGCCGCCTGCGCTTCGAGGGCGTCGAGTAGGAGGCGGATGTTGTCGGGCTGGCAATTGACGATGTGTCGGACGTTCTGCTGCGCTTCTGGCGTTTTGTCGGACAGGATGTTTTCGGGCGCATGGCTCGCGATGCCCGAGCGCGACTCGACAAAAATCCACCTGTCGCCTTCGCACCATTCGCCGGCCGTCACGCCTTCCAAGCCCTCGCGCATCTCCCGCGCCAGCTTCATGACTTCTGGGGAGGGGTTAGACATTGGAGGGCTCCTTGCGCCGAGCGATTGGACCGCCGTGCTTTTCGCGCCATTTTTCGATTGCCGCTTCGACGCGCTCGGGTTGGATCACTGTGCCGTCGCGATCCTTCAAGACGTAGCCGCCGTCGCGAGTATCGATCGTGAGCGATAGGTATTTCAGTTGCGTGTCGCAGCACCACCAGAACTCGTCGGCAGCGCTTTCGATCAATGTGGCAAGGCGCAACAGCCCGCCGTTCCATTGGTTGAATTCGGGGCCGTGCTTCGGAAATGGCTCACCCATCTGCCTTCTCCTGTGCGCTGGAACGGATGGCGGCGGCCGAGCGAAGATCAATCCAATCGCAAATGCCGTCGCGGGTGAAATCGCTGGCCGGGCCATAGGTTCGGATAATTTTCTTGCACCGCTCGATCGTCTCCCCCTCAATCTCGGCATTGCGCGCGAGGGCGGTGGAGAGATCGGAGCGGAGACAGTCGATTTCGGCTTCGTATTCGGCGAAGCGGTCCCACGGCCAGTAGAGTTTCGCCATCACTTCGCCCTCCCTGCATGCCAGCGAGCGGCGGCACGCAACTGCCCATGCGTGAATTCGGTTCTAGGCTTACCACTGTCGGGCCGCAGCACGCCGCCAAATTGATGAGCGGCGTCGTCGAACGCCTTCGATGCCTCCGCAAACGGTCGGATCACTTCCTCCGCTGCGAAGAGGTCGCGTTCGGCGGACTCACTCGTTTCGCGAAAATGCTCAATGCAACCAATGATGCCGTAGACACTGTCCGCCTGAGATTTCGACTGGCCTTCAGGAATAAGCTTCCTAACATGCTCGGCAATCATCGAGCGCTCCCGCATGAGGGCGGTGATGGCGGCTTCGAGATCGCGGAGATCGGCACCGTCGCCGGCTAATCCGAACTGCTTGATACCGGCTATGATCATCAGCAGGTCTTGGGCTGACAGCGCCTCCAGTTCGTCTTGAACAGGCGATGGTGGGGCAGGGGCTTTGGCGAGAAAGCCTTCGATGACGTCCCTGCGTTTCTCCAGCAGAAACAGACAGGCCTCAACCTTAGCGACAATGGACATGCCGTCTTCGAACTCGGGCAGAATCTGCATCCCGTCATCATCGCCTTGTCCGCCCATCATCTCATCGATACGGGCTAGGTCAGCCTCCGCCACCGATGGAGCGGGGCGGGCGTATGCTCGTTCAACATTCAGTTTGCTGAGACCCGGATCAGGCGGAGCACCGTTTTGCCAATCAGACCACAGACCATCATCAAACTGATATCGCCAAGCCACCGGCTCCGCAGCCTCCGCCACTGATGGGGCGGGGGTGAGAGCGGAGAGGATGCGAGCCTCGTAATCGGCCTGCGCGGCGGCTTTGGCGGCATCAAAGTCTCGGGCGTGGCCGCCGCCCCATCCCGGCCCCTCCCAAAAAGGATCGTCTGACAGCGTATTTCCGCCGTCCGTAACAGTGTAGGGACCAAACATTGTTTCCGCACGTTCTTGTCGCACGGGGAAGTCGCGGTGACGCCACTCCAGAGCCTTCACCCCCACCGTCCCGGCCTTCGGCCCTACGGCAGAGAGGGGCGCGCGACGGTTCCAGTTCGAGACGAAGTTTTCCTTGAACTCGAATTCGACGTTTCCACTAGCCAGGCACTGCGTGCAGCATACACAGGAGCCGCCGGCATTCTCGCCCTCCTCGATATGAACGATTTCGGCAACGCCGCCACAAAATGGGCATGGAGCCAAGCCCTTCTCATCCAGCCCGCTCATGTCCGTGTCCAATCTGTCAGAGGAGTGTTGTAGCCGAGCATCAGCGGGTGCTTCGGGTCACCTGACTTGGTGAACCCAAAGACCTTGACGGGCTTGCCGGACGCGAAAAACAGGTCGCGCATCGCATCCAGATGCGGCCATAGACGCGGCGGTATCTTGTCCCGGCTTCCCCAGCACGGAACCAAAATGTCGGCCTCGGCAATAGCTTCCGCTACATGACGAGCGTTATCCGGCCCGACCGGATCGGCGACTTTCGCAAGTTCACGAACGTCCTTCGCCCATTTGCCGAACGGGTTGACCGCGATGTATTTCCGACCGTTGTTGCGGAGGGTGAACCCGCGCCACTTCAATGTGGTCTGGTCTTCGACGTTCGCGCCGGCTGTGGAGCCATTGACGCCGCTGAAAAGATACACCAGCCCGGCCTCTTGCACGTCGCGGTCTAGTCGGTGGCGGTATAGGCCGCACGCCGAGAACACAGCGGAACTTTGGAGCGCAAAAAGGTCACTCATGTCCGTGTCTCCGGGGCTGGCGGGGCGGAGAACGCAGGCAGCGCGTCAGTTGGCAGCCAAACAGTCGGGACAACTTCGTCGTCGCGTTCGTTGTCCCACCAGCACGGCTGGTCTTCGTCATCGTAGCCTTCGTTCCAGTGGCAGAACCCGATCTCGCGGAACTGGTTTCGATAAAGGATATTCGTCCCATCCTTGGGTGCCGTGGTGATCGTCCGCCACCCCTGCACGTCTTCTGACGCTAGAGCGGCGACCAACCAGTCGGGGCGAATAAACGGCGCATCGGCATCATACTCGCCCTCGTATAGAGCGACCATTCGCTCCAGCGCCTTCCTGGTCTCGGTCTCGGGAAGCGCGGGCCGGGAAGTGCCGGCGTCAAGTGTGCGGGTCATGTCAGTCTCCTTGCGCTTGCGCGTAAATCTGCTTCGGGGCGAGGGGAGGCTTGCCAGCAGCCCTCTCGGCTCGGGCGGCTGCTTTGTCGGTCTTGGCGAAAGGAGCGCCACTGAGCCTGCCAGCGGGCCGCGTGATGCCCGTATGCTTGGCCTCGCGGCGCTTGGCCTTGGCGATGGCGGGGATGTCCTCCCCGAATGTCTTCGGATCGTGGCAGCACGCCTTGCCCAGCAGCTTCCCGTCGTCGGCAGTCAGCTTCCGCGTCTTGTCGAGATGGAGCGCGTCGGCAGTGGTGTGATCGACGTTCCAAGGCTTCTTGCCGAGAACGAGGCCGCATCCTTCGCAGACGATATGGCCGTCGCGGCTCGTGGCGCGATGCACGATCTGCGCGTAGACGGCCTTGGTGAACTCGCGGCGGGGCATCTATGCAGCCTCCGCGTCATCGGCGATGGCTTCGGCGTTCAGACGCGCATCACGGACAAACCCAGTAACCATCTCTTCGACCGCGTCTCTGCCGTCTGGCGTGACGTAGACGAATGAGCATCCAAGGACCGCCGTCATCGTCCCGGCCACGAATGCCTGTAACTGCTGCGCCGGAGGTAAATCCCTGAACAGGGCGATCTTCATATGGCTGAGGATCACATCCACCGTTGCACGTCGGATGCTTTCCGCCATCGAGTCGAACGGGTCGCTTGCGTCGAAGCTTTCGCGCGCCATTGTCAGCCTCCCCTCTGAGAGAGGGCAGAACGGGGGCGGCAAAGCCGGCGGGCGCGGATGATAACTCCGTCGCTGGTGCAACCCATTTCCTGTTCGTATCCCCACCAGAAGTCACTGGCCGGACCGACCCGGCTATCACCGTAAGCGTTCCAAACCTGAACGATTTCCTGAGCGGCGAATGCGCGCCATGTCTGGAACGGGAGAGGGCTATCGTTACGCTTGAGTATAGGCCCCATATCAGATCATCCTCATATGACGCGGATCGAGCTGCCCTATGCCGTCATTGGCGGCGAGCAAGACGCGCTCCAATTCTTCGAAGTTCCGATGGAAATCCCGGTCAAGCTTCCATTCGGCAAGCTGGCTGATGTTGGCCTCGAAAGCCTTCATGCGCTTGCGGGAGCTGCGGATGTTGGCAGGGGCGTGGGAGAGGTTCACGCTGCCACCTTCCTTTCCGGTGCGAACGCATACCGATCCGGCGGGATGGTCAGGACCACGCCGATTTCGGCATGGCGGCGGAACACGATGTCGAGATACCGGCTCATCTGCTCGACGTTCAGCAGGCTGGTGACCGGGAGTTCAATGTCCCGGATCAGGGCCAGCTTCTGGGTGGGGTGAAGGGGCTTGATGAGCCGGTCGTAAGTCTCCCGGAACCTCGCCACCTCAGCCCGCAGGATCGGAACGCCGACCTCGAGTTTGCAGCGCGCACGCACGTCCTCCCGGTCTTCACCGGTCTGGTCGCTGATCTCGACATACCACTTGAAGGCAAGCCGGTTCTGCTCGGTCGAGCGGTCGCGCCCTTCCGTGATATCCACCGTGAACGGGCGTTTCCGACCATCCAGGTAGACCTTGAGCAAAGCCAGGTCGTCAGAGTTCTTTACGATGCGCTGGACCACGACGACCTCCTAGAATTGAATCTCATCGTCAATTTCGCGCGCCCGACCGCCTCCCGATGCCGCCGCATATCCATCGGACTGACGCGAGGCATCGTCCCTCGGCTTTGGCACCATCAACAGGATGCGCGTCTCAAGCCCGCGTTCGCCCATGGTTGGCAGGGGCAGCGCATCGAGCGACAGCGACCAGCCGCCGTTCTTCATGGCGAAGGCCGCGCCGATCTTCGTGAAGCTGGACTTCTTGTTGCCGTCGCGGTCGGTGTATTCGCGCGCGACAACTGCATCGAGACGTTCGGCCATCAGGCTGCTTCCTTCAATTCGGGTTCGTAGTTGCGGATGCGCTCGACAAGCGTTGCAAGCTCGTCGTTGAAACGGTCGATCTCTGCGGCCATTTCCTTGATGTAAGGCTCGTCGCGGAAGACGCGCTTGATCAGCGGCGGGAGCCGTGGCCAGTAGGAAACGAAGTCCCACCACTCGCGCTCGGCAATCCAGAGACTGCCTTGAACCTGGGCCTTGTGTTCGGGCGGCAGGCGGTCGCGCTCCAGCCGGTCGATCTGGATGTGCGGCAGCGCAGTCTTGATCTCCAGCCCGCCGTTGTCGCCAACTAGGCTGTCAGGACTTGCGCCGCGATTGGCATTGCGGATGAACCCCACGCGCCGAATGTCTGCGTCTGCGATAAAGGCGTAGTGGTCGCGCGCCTCGTCCTCCATCGCCTTGCCGCGCTCCATATGGACGCTGGCGAAGGATTCGGACGGTTCGCCGGTAAGGATTTCACCAGCCAGCTTCCGCATGTATTCGCTGCGGGTCTTGCCCTCGCCCTTCGCCATGACAGTCGCGAACTTGGAGGCGGTCGGGATGCCGAGACGGGCATTGAACCACTCAGGTCCGCCCTGTTCGATATCGAAGATCTGGATCATGACGCCACCTCAAGCGACTTCAGATGCAGATAGACGCGCCGACAGGCGGTAAGGTCGATCATCGCATCGTGCGCGCCGTCCAAGTTCTCATTGAAGAAATGGCGGATGCACTCCTCCAACTTCGGCGGCTTCGGCTTGTCGAACCCGACCGCCTTCATGCGCTCAGTTGGTGGAAGATTGATGATTGGCGTTGCCGCCTCCATCGTGCAAAACAGAGGCTTCCGAAGCGGCATCACCTTCTTGTAGTGACGCGAAATTGCTGCCTCAATCACGCCCCGGTCGAACTTGATGTTGTGCGCGCAAATTAGGTCGGCGCGCTGGTAGAGATGGGTGAACGCGGACAGGGCAAACTCAGCCGAAACCCCAAGCTGGGTCGCCCGTTCATTCGTGATGCCGTGAACTGCGGCGGCGCGTTCGGGGATGTTAACTCCATCCGAAATTCCAGGATCGACAACAAGAGAGAACCCAGCGATGGGTTCGCCGGTATCCTCACAGAGTTGCGCTGCCAGTTGCACGATATACGGCTGGTCAGGATGATCGACGGGTAGGCGATCCTGATAGAAGCCGGTCGTTTCCGTGTCGAAAAAGAGGATCATCGCGAAGCCTCCGCAGCCATGCGCTGCTTCTTGGCTTCCAGAAGCTGGACGGCGGATGCGAAATGACGCGCCTCCATCTCGGGCAGGGAATTGATCTTGCCGAGTTGGCAGAACTTCGCGGTGTCGGACTCGGTCTCTTCGATCAGTCGGCGGATCGTCGCCAGTTGCTCCTTGTCGATATATTCGACCGGCCGCTGATTGCCCGCGCCGTTCCCGTCGTCATCCTCGTTCTTCAGGGCAACATCGAAGATGTCGCATTTGAGGTAGCGCTTGCCGTAGCTCTTGGTGGAGCCGTAGGCGTGGGTGTTGGTCTTGTTGGCGTTACCCTTCATGCCCACATTGTCGAACGGCACATCGGCGTAGTATTGCTTGACGTGGCCGGCATCGTGCATCACGTCGCAAATGACGCGGATATGGTTCGGCTGATCGGCCTTGCCTTCAGAGAAGGTCAGCGAGAAGCCGTGCTTGGTGATGACGGGTTGGATTGCCTCACTGATCGTCTCGTAGCGGGCGTATCGGGATCTGGTCTGGTCGTTGTCGGCATCGCGGGCGACTTGTGGCATCTCAGCCTGCGCGTCCTTCATGGCGTTGTTGAACGCGGTCTGGGCAATGCGCGTCAGTTCGCGTTCCCGCATCGCCATCAAGCGCTCCATCTTGTCGAGATCGACATTCGGGTCGCGGGCGGCGCGTTCGATGATCTGGAAGATTGCCGCCGACTCCGAGACTGGCACGGCGGGCGTCATTGGCTCGTGTTCCACAAGCGCATGTGCTACATTGGTCATTGTGCGATCCTCGTTGCGAGTTGGTATTCGCGCTCACGCAGCGCGCTTCGGAGTTCGGGCGGAATGCTTGACGCAAGCAGGGTCTCAATCGCGGCCATCTGTTCCGCGCGATCTGGCTGCCAGAGTTCTCGATGCACCAGGACAGCAGAGGCTTCGTCATGCTTGGTGAGGACGGTCAAAGCGGGCCTCCAGCATAGAGAGAGGCTGCGATAAAGGCAGCGCAAAGCAGGGCGCATGTCGTCCAAGGGTTTTGTGCCAGCCATTCGCAAGCGTCGTGAAGGAGTTCGTCGGCGCGGCTCATCAGAGCGTATCCTCAGTTTGAGGCGTCGCTTCGATGGTGGGTTCCGGGAAATATTCCGTGAGAACCTTTCGCCAGTGGTCGCGGCTCTCATGCCACTGCGGGCCGACGTTCTCGGTCATGACCGGGTCGCGCTGGTCGCCGATCATCGCCTTCAACTTCTCCGGCGTGAAATGGCATTGATTGAAACGGACCAGCCGCTCCATGTCGTCGCCAATCATGGCAACGGCAGTTTCGTGAAGGTTCTTGTAGCAACCGATTTCGATTGCCCTCCACCGATAGTAGTCGTCGCGGGACCGGTGGCCTTCTTCTGCCTTGTTCAGCCGCTCGATGGCCCTGCCGATGGCGACAGCGTAGACTTCCTTCTGAACCTTAGTCAGGAAGGCGCGACGGTCCTGGTCTGTGAACCCCGGCTCGTTGTATCGTTCGGCCAGCTTATCCAGAAGAGCGGCGCGCGCCTCGCCGTCGCTTATGATGCCCTCAGCCAGTTCCGTCGGCGTGATGCGAGATAGCAGGAACGCAACAAGGTCTTCGATCGGTAGGTTGATCGAACCGCTTTCGACGCTCATGTTCGGGAACGTGCTCTGCGGGTCGCTCTTGGCGTAATACTTGCGCTGCGCCGTGACCTCGCCGTCCTCCCATACCGTTATCTGAAACTCATTCAGAGAATGGACGGTGCCTTTGCGGGGCTGCTCGATCTTCTGGCCCTCAAGATCGATGACCATGTTGGTGACGATCTCGTGGTCGGCTTTCAGCGTCGACGGCCTATCTTGATATCGACTGAGAAACATCACGCGAGTTCCTTCTTCGGCTGCCGGCTCGCGATGAGCGCGGCATGGTGCTTGCGGCTGGCCATCGCGCTGCGGTTCGACCGCCAGTCGCGGCGGACCATCAGTTCGCGGATGTCGGCAATCTGGTCGTCAGTGAACCAGGACAGGCCATTGCGAAACGCGAGGGTGGCAATTGCCTCCTCGAGGTCGCGACCATGGCCGGCGTCGGAGCGCTTGATTGAGGCCTCGTGGCGGGTGCGCGCGTCCATCTACGCAGCCTCTGCGTTTTCAGGGACGATGCGCACATCGGAGCCGATCCAGATGAAGCCGTGCGCATACGCAACGCTCACCGTCTTCCCGATCAGCGAAGCAGGCGAGACATCCTCGGGAAAGTCTCCATTGACGAAAAGATCGACGAGTGCAGTCCGCCTGCCGGGTCCGTCAAACTCGCAGACATGGCAACCGAAGTGATCGTTATAGGCGATCACCTTAAGCGCGTGCGGGATGCGAGAAACCTCGCCGTCATAGTCCCTAGACATCACGCAGCCTCCAACATCTGCTCGACCGGCCAAGCATCCGAAGACATCGCGAACCGCATGCCGATCCGCAGCATTTCTGCCTCGGCTTCCGAGACCCGGCGCACCGCGTCGAGATACATCCGCAGCCGCTGCGCCAGCATCTTGCGGGCGAACGCGACGTAGGCTGGGCGGTTGACCCGCTGGCCGGTCGAGATGCGCTTGTTGCGGTTGTCGATGGTATGACGATGCTGCTTGATGAACATCAGGCACTCGCGAACTTCGATCGAGGAATAGCGCCACTGGTCAGCGAGGCAGGCGTCGAATGAACGCACCGGCATCCAAGGGTCTGGCTTCACTGGCCGGGGAGCCTGCACAAGGGCGGACGGGTTCCATGGATCGTTCGGGCGGGCGTTCATGTCCGCGATCCCGTCTGCGAGGCGAGGCGGGCGGCCTGCTCAGATAGGAGCGCGGACAGCCGCGATTGATGCTGTGGCTTCGTGCTGGCAAATCTGACGCAATGGCTGATGTGTCGGTCGCTCATCTCGCTGATGAACAGAATCGTGCTCCTATCGCGTTGCCGCCACTGATCGGCAGCACATCTAGGCTCCGCCTCGTTGCGCTGGGCATGCCAGTCGCGCGCTGTCGGGTCAGGGAGATGATTGGAGGCAATCCCCTTTGCCAGCTTCTTTGCCGCGTCCATCACCCCACCGCCCGTCTTCGTCTGTAGCGCGTTCATCGGGTCTCGCCCTCCACCTGAGCGAGGGCTGTGCGACCAGCTTCGGTGATGCGCCAGACGGGGAACATCCGTGTTCCGATGCTGTCGGCCAAACCAAGCTTCGTGATCTTGATGAGGTGCCGACCGGCAGTCTCGCGAGGCGACGATGTTCTGATGCCAGCCTTCTGAGCGACCGCATAGGACCGCGCACCATCCGGATACTTGCTCAGCGCCTCAAGCACTGCGCGGTCTTGGCTCGTGAGCGTCTTCGTATTCTGTGTCATAGGAGGAAGCTCCTGATAGGAGGGGGTCAGGCGGTAGCGGGACGGGCGGTTCTGAGGAATGCATCGGCATTCTCCAGTCGGCTCACGATCTCGTTGAGTTGAGCGATGGTGGGCTTCGATCGCGCGCCGCCAGCTGCGGCGTGGCCAAGGATGCGGAGCACCTCTTTCACTTCATCGTGCGCTGCGGCGACCATAGCGTTGGCGTTCATCGTCATTCCCATCTTCGTGCCGGGAGGGTTGGTGTGGGAGGGTCAGGCTGCGACGACAATCACGCCGCTGCGGGGACCAAGCGTGAAGTTCGACCTACCGCTCATGTCCGGGAAGATTGCGACTTTCGGCCCGTTGCTCTCAGGCTCAGGCTGCGTCGGGTCAAACCATTCGTAACCAAAACTGGACGCGAAGACTTTCCCGTCGAACGCATAGGTGTAATCGGTGGTCCCGCTGTCTTTCCACGGCCAAGGCCAGCCATTTGAAGGCAAAGTGGTATCGTTGCGCTCGGCGATAAACTTGGACACGGCAGCGCGGAAGCCATCTTCGGATGAGGCTGTCAGAACTTCAGCGTCTATGCCGTCGGGGTATCCATCCCAACCGATACTGCCGAGCCATTCAGCGGTCTCGCCGCGACCAATGTAGAAATCTGCCCTCGTTCCCATGTCGGCCTCCATTCGCTTGTCGGTCCCACCAGATCGGCGCGGGGCTGATGTGTGGTGGTGATGAGAGCGAATATACACGCTTTGGCGTGCATGACAAGAGTGATAAACGCGATAGCGTGCATTTTTCTTGACGCGGATGTCCGCAACGCGAAGCCCCGCCGTGGATGCGACAACGGACTCGGCTAGGTGAAACGGGAGCGGGAGGTGGTGAGGCTAGCGTTCAGCGGCGCGGCGTCGGACTGCTGGGGCGCGCAGATTTGTTCTCGAATCGTTCTTGACTCTCTCCGCAGGAATTGGTTCCTATGGCCTTTCGCTCAGGGAGGGGCGCATGGCCATTTCTCATCGGATAAAGCCGCGCTACGAGTCCAGGAACCATCAGATTATCGCCGACCTAAGGGAGGCGGCTGGCGCCGGTCCACCGATCGACCCGCTCACGGCCATAAAGCGAAAGGCCGCAGAGATATCTATCGCGATGGCACTTTTGCACGGGGGCGACTGGCGGGTTCAGATTGATCACGACGCTCGTATTGTTCTGATAGTTCCTCGCTGAGCGCCCCAACGAAGCCATCGATCATGGTGATGATGCGATCGATGTGTTTGACCGGCACACCATAAGCCAAGAGGGCGGATCGCAATTCCGCGCTGTCATTGCCTAGGATCGACGTCAGATCCTTTCCGAGCACATCAGCGATCCGCTGGACGTAGGCGATATTGGGTTTCTTTGCCGAAGCAGAGTTTGTCCCACGCATTTGGCTGATGAAATTTGGACCCAGATTCGCGGCCAGGCTGATTGCTCGATCGCTGCGATCGTCCTCGTCAATGGCCTTCAAAAGCCGCGTTTTCCAGTCTTCGCTCATGGGGGGCAAACTACCCCAAAACGTGAAAATTCAGATGCACGCTTTGGCGGGTATTGCAATGCACGCGATAGCGTGTATATTGCGGACCCATGAGCGCAGACCTTCTCTCAGAAATCGACAGGTTCCTCGCCGCCGAAAGCATCGGTGAGCACCGGTTCGGCATCCTCTCGGCCAACAATGGCCGACTGGTTGAGCGCCTTCGCGCAGGAGGGCGCATCTGGCCGGAGACGGAGCAGCAGGTTCGCGACTTCATAGCTTCGCGCCGCGCCGCTCCAGTGTCGGAGCATGCAGCATGAGCGCCGACGCACAATTCCGCCAGCTCATCGACCGTATTCTGGGCCTCAAGGAAGAGCAGGATACGCTGGCCGCTGACATCCGCGAGGTTTACGCTGAAGGCAAAGTGCTTGGCTACGACAAGACGGCCATGGGCCAAGTCGTCGCCCATCTGCGCAAGGTCGAAAAGGTTGGCATCGCCGCTATCGAGGAAGGCGAGACGATCTTCGATCTCTACCTCTCGGCCTATGAGCGGGCATCTGGCACGGCGGTTGCTACGCACCCGCATGAGACATTTCCCCCGCACGACGCCGTTACCGGCGAACTGACGGAGGAGCAGGATTCTGGCCGCAGCACAGGGGCCGTTGAGGACACCACGAGCCAAGACGGAAGCATGGGGCAGGAGGCTGGCGTGGAAACGCCTCCTGCAACCGCGACACCCGAGAAGGTCAAGGATGGGGAAAAGGACTGCAATGTTCCCAATCCTAGCAGCGAGGGCGGTCAAATACCCGGCACGGCAGGGAGCCTCGCACCGTGCACCAATTCCCATCCCGCGAGCGCACTCCTCCCCGATGCGGCGGGCCAGACCGGAGGGGAGGCAACAACCCCTCACGCTTCCTCTCCGGTCGTCATTCCCGATTACGTCCCGACCTTCCTGATCAAGAAGCCGGCGCCTCGTCCGCATTGCTTGAGGCCCGGTGAGAACTGCGGCGGGCAGGGCGTCCGGCATTGTCACTCCTGCGTAAAAGCTATGGCTGAAAGCGGGGTGGCGGCATGAGCGCTCCCGACACCAATGGATGGCTGCCGATTGAGACGTATCAGGCTGAAGCCGTGAAGGGTCCATATGCGCCGCATGTGTTCTGTGGCCATAGCGAGAAAAAGTGGATCCGCATGGGTCGGTACGACCTGATGCTGAACCGCTGGTATTACAGCGGCACGAATGAGCGCTCTCAATGGGCTCAGGTCGAAGGCGACGAGCCTACGCATTGGCAACCGATGCCCAAGCCTCCTGTTGGAGCCGCCTGATGTCCCTCATCCTCATCCCTCAAGAGACAATCAACTCTGCTCGTGAAGCGTCCGCCCCACGCAATACCTTCGAGGCGTCGCATTCACCGCTGCCGATCCTGTTCATGGCTCTGGCTATCTGGGCGGTGATCATCGCTGCCGTGCTGTGGAGCCTGTCATGAGCGACTACACGCGCTGGCATGTGGGCATGAAGGTGGTGTGCGTGGACGCGAGTCCTGCCGATGATGGTGGTCCGTCCATGCTGGTTGAGAACTTCATATACACCATCACCCAGGTTTGGATGTGTGAAGGCCACGTCGCCGTCCTCATCGACAGCAAACGGCCTCGCGATGGCTTCGAAGGGTGGCACGCTCATCGTTTCCGCCCCGTCCAGCCCCGTTCCACGGACATCTCCATGTTCACTTCCATGCTGGTCAATCCTCCCAAGGAACTGGCCTACGAGATGCCGGGGAGGCCGTTCGAATGAGCGGGCGATCTCAACCCTCGAAGCTGGAATGGCTCGACGCCAAGACGCATCGGGAGCCGGTGTGGCCGCTCGCTGGCTATGCGCCGGGGAAATACACGGGCCGCTGCTCGATCTGTAATGGCGATTTCTGGGACATGGACAAGCGAGCCTATCATTGTTTCCCGTGCGCGGTAGATGCTGTGAAAGCCTCTGCTGAGGGCTTGGCGACACAGCTCCGCGCGGTGCAGGCAGAGAACGCTTCCCTGCGCTTGGCCTTTCAAACGCTGACGGGAAACCGTCAATGACCGCCTCATCGTTTCAAATCCCGAGATCCAACCTCCCTCTCGGGCAACTTGGAGCCGTGCGCTTCATGCGCCGCTCCATCTCTTATTCGGCTCGGACTGCAATCCGAGTTTGCCGGAACGACTGCAATCGTTCGGCCTTTGCGCGCGTCCAGCATCTTCAACAGTCTGCGCGCCGCGTCTGCATAGCTCTCAGTTTCCCTTTCGTCGGTTCGCCGCGTGTTCATGAAGAGCATCATGAACCAGGGGCGGCCAAATGTGCGGCAAAAGAGTTTCCGAAACCGGAAAAAGAATTTCCGAGGACAGCATGAACAGCGTTGCGTTGAATGAGGCGGCGGACTGGGCTGATAAGCTCATGGAAGCCGAATGGAAAGGCCGGAAGGACAAAGAGAATGTTGTCCGTTACCGGCTCGCAAAGAGGGTTGGGGTGCCGGAGAGCTATCTCTACCGGCTCCAATACAAGATCAGAGAAATGAACGACGTGCGCGGGTCGGTCTACCGCGCGTTGATGATCGCTCATCAGGCCTACGAGGCGGCTTGTGAGCAAGTGGAAGGCTCCGCTGACGCGATGCGCGCCGAACGGATGAAGCTCAAGGCGGAAGATGATGCGGCTGCTCAAGGCCCTCTGGCGATGGCTGGACGAATGGAAACGGTTACGCGCCGCTCGGCGCAATAGGAGAACGGAATGAGAGACGCTTCCACATATCGCAGCGCGCGGCGAAACGAGGCTCGCAAAGCCGCGAAGCTCAACAAGACCTCGTTCCGTGCCGAGTTCGCATCGAGGCGCACCGCAGTCCGCGTGACGAACGGGTTCTACGGTTTCAATCGCGGCAAAACCTATCAGTCAAACGGCGCCCGCGAGGTCGCTCGTCGTCTCCGCCAAGCCGCTGGTCTCCGCCACGCCGGGTAACCCCCTATCTCGAAACAGGCTACGAGATGAACGACACACGCACCATAGCAGCATTGTTTGTCGAGACCGGCGGCTCGTATTTCGGGCTGCATGGTGTTGAGACTTGGGACGTGGCTCGAGACGCGCGGTCATATGCCGGCCCGCATCCGGTGGTCGCGCATCCTCCGTGCCAGCGCTGGGGAAAGCTCTGGGCCGGCCAACCGCTGCACATCAAGCGCACGGGCGAGCGCAAGGTCAAGGGAGATGATGGGGGCTGCTTCAAGTCGGCATTGGCCAGCGTCCGCAAATGGGGAGGTATTCTGGAGCATCCATGGGGCAGCCATGCGTGGGCGCATTTTGGCCTCAACTGGCCACCGCGCACCGGAGGCTGGATATCGGCCGACTGGACGGGTGGATGGACCTGCTGCGTCGAACAGGGGCGATACGGCCACTACGCGCGCAAGCCGACGCTACTCTATGCGTTCGGTGTCGATCTCCCGGAACTCGATTGGGGCATAGGCGAGCCGCGTCTGGACCCTGCTGTCATCGAGCGCATGGGCCTGACGCGCGCGAAGCGGCTGGGCGAAGTTGGCGCCAGAGGCGGCGGCAAGGACAGCGCCCCTCGCATCGGCACCCCCCCGGAGTTCCGCGATCTTCTCATCAGCATCGCCTCCAGTGCATTTCTCCAAAGCAGGAGGGCAGCATGAATCTCCGCGACTATTCCGATCCTCCAGAGGAATACGAACAGGAAGCCTTTCCAGGGGCCTTCCGTTCTCCCAGGCGATTGGGTGGCGTTCTTCATTGGGGTTCTGGCGATCCTCATTGCTGGGGCGTGTCTGCTGTTCATGCTGACAGGGCGGGTGGGCGTATGAGCGTCGTAATCGTTCTGCCATGGCCGTCAGCTGCTCTCAGCCCGAATGCTCGCGGTCATTGGGGCAAGAAAGCGGCTGCGACGAAGAAGGCGCGCTCCTACGCCCATGCCAGAGCTCTGGAGGCCGGCGGACGGGCCTTGCGCGGATCTGAGAAGCTCTCGGCGATGATCACCTTCGTGCCTCCCAGCAAGCGCCCGATGGACACCGACAACATGATTGCGTCGTGCAAGTCGTCCTTCGACGGGATCGCTGATGCCATTCACGTCGATGATAGCCGATGGAGCCTGGAGTTTCGCCGGGAAGAGCCGCGCAAGCCAGGTTTCGTCCGTATAGAAATCAGCGAGGCAGCATGAAAAACCCCTGTCTCGACGTAGTGGTAGAAGAACTTAGCAAGGCCCACGTCCCCTACAGGGTTTCGACCGGCGGCAAGCATTTGCATATCCACTTCGGTGAGGCCCACGAGCATTTGCATGTCGTGGCGGTCACTCCGAGCGATCATCGCGCTCATCTGAACGAGCGAGCGCTGATCCGGCGCGAACTTGTCCGGCTCGGGTATGTGGACAATACCGAGACGTTGCCGGCAGCCCCATTCGTGAGCCTGTCGGGCGGCGTGGCGTCATGCGCAAGCTATCACATCTCTGAACACTTCTCCAAAGCCCACAAGGACGTGCTCCGCGTGATCGACAAAGTTCGTGAGGAATGCGGGGCTGAATTCGATCGGCGCAATTTTACGCCGATTGATTATCTGGACGGAAAGGGCCGGACATACCGAGCCTACTCCATGACGCGGGACGGCTTCACGCTGGTTGTCATGGGCTTCACCGGCCGCGTCGCGACGGAATGGAAGGTCAAATACATCGCGGCATTCAATGCGCTAGAGCAGGAGGTTGCGGCGCTCTACAGCGGCGACGAAGTGCTTCGCCTGCGTGGTGAGGTTGATGCCTTCGTGGGTCTCTTGTCGGATCTGGAGAGCCGGCTGCCAGCCCCAGTGCGGCATAGGAAGACACCCTTCGTCCGCCCGTCCGTGCTTCGCAGGATGAGGAGGGCGGCATGAGCAAGAAACGCCGCCTGCCTTACATGCCGTTCTGGGTGGACGACTACCGCCGCGACACCATGCACCTCACGACCGAAGAGCATGGCGCATACCTGCTTCTGCTAATGGCAGCATGGGAGGTTCCGACCAATTCCCTGCCGGACGATGACGAGATGCTGGCCCGCCTGTCTGGCGTCTCTATGGCGCGCTGGCGGAAGATCAAGCTCATCATCATGGCGTTCTGGACGTTCGACGGGCGTAGCAAATCATGGGTGCAAAAAAGGCTCAAGAAAGAGAGGCGATTGGCGGTCGATAGGAAGCAGAAATCTGTCGATGCCGCCGCAAGCCGTTGGAATGGTTCAAAAAATGGTGATGCCAAAACGATGCTTGAAGGATGCCATCCATCCATACCCATTCAAGAAAGAACTAACGTTCTTTCCGAGCGCGCGCCCGCGCGGAAAAGATCAGGGGGCTGGGTTTCCCCAAAGACAGCAACAGACGCAGCCAATTCGATCATCGAGGAAATGAGAAATGGACAATCAGGATTTGGAACGAGCGGCGAAATCTCTGGCAGCTCTGTTCTCATGCTTCCCGCAATCCGCTCTCGCTGACATCGACATGCAGATGCGAGGCTACCTGGAATCCATCAAAGCCTATGAGATCGAGGACGTGCAGGCGGCGATCAAGCGGTTCATTCAGGGCGAAGCGAAGACGGAGAACCCGCAGTTCTGCCCCTCAAGCGCTCAGCTCTGCATCGAAACACGCCTCATGGCGTCTGTTCGGATCATCACCGAGAAGAAGCAGGCGCAATTGAAGCTCGTGAAATCATGATCCGCAAAGCAGCATCGGAGTAAGCGTCATGCTCACAGATGACCAGTTGAATGAAGCGCGTAAAATGCGGGATGCGGGCGCGGCATGGGAGGTGCTGGAAGCGCATTTCGGCCTGTCAGTCTTCCGTATTCGATGCGAAGTTGACGCGGCCTATAGAGAAAAGCGCCGGCTTCAGAAGAGAGCCAAGCGACCGTCACGCGGCTTGGGCATGGTCGCGGCGGGCCTCACTGCCGACTACATTCCAAAGGCCACCATCGCTGCTCGGCTCGCCGAAATCCCGCCCGACACGCGAAGCAAAACGGCTAGGCTGTTCGGCGACCCACTGCCTGGACGCTCGGCGCTTGACCGGAGGCTGATGGCGTGACCACCCACCCAAAGCCAGCCGGGCTGCATTGCCCCTCCTGCGGCAAGGCTATGCTGCGGACCCGCGATACCCGCCCTGTGTTTGGCGGCGTCCGCAGGCGTAAGGAATGCACGTCCTGCGGCGGGCGGTTCACTACAATTGAGAAGGTCGCGGGCAGCAAACGATGAAGCCGGCCCGATAAGGAGACGACATGAAGGCTCTCGCCAAAAAGCGCGGTCGTCCGCGCAACCCGAACATCCTTCGCGCGCCATCAGGGCAGGCTTCACAATCAAATGAGGCGAAGGACTTGGCAACCCGTCTCGCTGTTGAAGCAGCAACATGGAAGCGGAGGCAGAGGATGGACGCCCTAGGTAGGGTTGTCACCGACGAGACAATTGCGCCGGAAGAAGCCCGGAAGCAGGAGTGGGGTTCGGTCATCCATCGCTGGCTGGACGCGACCAACAAGTTTCATGAGAGATTCCCGGGGAGGGAATATGAGTTCGAGTTCAATAGGACGCATTTCGACACAGCAGAAAAGTTCGCGGAGCTTCACAGGCAATACATGGCGTCGTTTGGTGGCAATGGACGGTCGGCGAGCGACTATGACGGACCTGGCGGGTATGATGGCTCTGATCCATTCTCAGAAGCCAACGCCAAGAGGCGTGCTCATATTGAGACCGAGTTCAGGCGCGCGCGAGAGCGGATTCTCGAGTCGTGCCCGCTTGGAATGATGGCAGTCGAAGCCATTGTTCTGGAGAATAGGGCAATTGAAGAATTGCGTGGGGATCTGCGGATGGCGCTCAATGCGCTCAGCGTTCTGTGGAGATTGCAGTCAGCGGCATAATCGCTCTTGCAAATCATTTGCAAATCATCTAGCCATGTAAATGAGACACGGCGCATTGCGCCACCAAGCTCCCAATCATCCAGCGCAGTGATTGCGCCCAATCGAACCTGCAAGCAAACATTGCAGGTTGCCAATTGCTCGCCTGCCTACTCACGCTCACAGCAGATCAAGTATCGCCACGGAGTCAGCGCCTGGCGGGCAATGCCTATCGAGGGAACCCTCCATGCTTGGCATGAAGCTTATCGACTCAGCATCTGGCGTATCCGGAACCGTTGATGCTCAGACCGTCCATCCAGACGGCAAGGCATTGGTGAGGATCAACGACCGATGGCTTGAGGTCCAGGGCCTGGTCTCGCTTCCCCAGCTCTAGTCCAACCTTCGAAGGGAAATCAAAATGGCACAGCGATACGCAACACTCGTCACCAACGCGGCCGGCGAGGATGAGGTCTCCGCGATCTCGGTCATGGAAGGCAGCCCACCTGAGGTTCGCTCCAGCGACAATGCCCGCGTCATCAAGGTCGCGGATGGCGTCAAGATCGGCATGATCAAAGGCGGCCCGGTTGATACAGTCGCAGGCTACGGTTTCCGCGCCGGCACCTCTGGCAAGCTCGCGGAGCCCGCCGCGGAGCAGAAGACGGCCAAGCGCGAGAAGACGGCCTGACAATGGCGCTGTCTACAGCCATTCGAGACGTATTGCAGCGCGAGCTGGACGTAGCTCATGCTGCACTCGAGTCCAATGAGCGCCAGGTAGACAAGGCTCGCGCGTCTCTGGAGAGCAGCGAGCTGGATCTATCCAATACGCAGGCATGGATTGCGGAACTCGAAGCCGCGCTTGCGGTCTGAAAACAGACGGACAGCAGAACATGATCCCCAATGCACGAAAGTTTCAGAAGGGCGTCTCCGGAAATCCTGGAGGACGCCCGAAAGGCATCGCGGCAAAGGCTCGTGAACACGGCCCGCGTGCGCTCGACGTGCTTGTTGCTGCGCTTGACGATGAAGACGCGAAGGTCCGCCTCACCGCAGCGAACATGGTTCTGGACCGAGGATACGGCAAGCCGCTGACGATGACGGCGGACCTGACGAACAAGATCGAGGATTTCGATGACGAGTCTCTCGACGCTGCAATCTCTACCCTCCGAGAAGCTATCGGCCTTGCTGAGCCAGATGGAAGCGGAGAGGAAGCGCAGACATCTCACTAACCGCCTGAAGTTCTACGCGCCGTATTCCAAGCAGCGAGAGTTCCACAAGGCCGGAGCGACGTTCAGCGAACGGCTGTTCATGGCTGGCAACCAGCTCGGCAAGACCGTTGCTGGCGGTGCTGAATGGGCGATGCATCTGACTGGACGATACCCGGACTGGTGGGACGGTGCGACATTCGACAAGCCACCGCTGTTGTGGGCTGGTTCGATCACCGGTGAAAGCACAAGGGACAATCCTCAACGAATCCTGGTTGGGCCTCCTGCAAAGGAAGAGGAATGGGGGACCGGCTTTATTCCAGGCTCCTGCATGATCAGCCGCACGCGAGCCATGGGCGTTCCCAACCTGCTGGACAGCGTTGTGGTGCGATGGGGAGGCGGCGGCGATGTGCAAGCCGGCGAGAGTGTCCTAGCGCTCAAGGCCTATGAGAAAGGCCGCGAGAAGTGGCAGGGGCCAACTGTCGATGGCGTTTGGTTCGATGAGGAACCGCCAGAGGAAATCTACACAGAGGGCTTGACGCGCACGAACAACGGGCAGCGTGGGCAGTTTGCGCAACAGACGTTCACGCCTCTGCTGGGTATGTCTGGAGTGGTGACGCGGTTCCTGATGCCGAAGTCGGACGATCCTGGGGCGAAATACCGACACGTCACATCGATGACGATTGACGACGCAGAGCACTACACAGAGGAAGAGCGGGCCAAGATTGTCGCCAGCTACCCTGCGCATGAGCGCGAAGCTCGGGCTAAAGGTATCCCGACGCTCGGCTCTGGTCGCATCTTCCCGATCTCCGAACAAGAAATCAAGGTCGCGCCATTCCGTCTCCCGGCCTTCTGGCCTCGCATTGGCGGTCTGGACTTCGGTTGGGACCATCCGTCTGCTGCGATCGAGCTGGCCTACGATACAGAGGCCGATATCATTTACGTCACCAAATGCCATCGGGCGAGCCAGCAGACGCCGGCCATGCAGGCGATCAGCCTGAAGCCTTGGGGCGCGTGGCTGCCATGGGCTTGGCCGCGTGATGGACGCAGAGAAACCCTGGAGGGTGCCGGCGTCTCTCTTGCCAAGCAATACAAGGAACACGGCCTCAACATGCTCGGCACGCATGCGCAGTTCCCTGATGGGTCTGTGTCTGTTGAGGCTGGCCTCATGATGATGCTGGACCGCATGCAGACAGGGCGGTTCAAGGTGTTCGACACGCTGGTAGACTGGTTCGAAGAGTTCCGGATCTATCACCGCAAGGATGGCGTGGTCGTGAAGTTGAAGGACGACGTGATGTCCGCCACGCGATACGCGGTCATGGCGCTGCGCCATTCGCTGGTCAACCCAGCCGAGTTCAAGCGGGTTCAGAGCGCGAACAAGCCAAGTGATCCGCTCGGGGATTATCGATGACACAAGATGGCGAGATTCCAATTCTCGAACCGGCCACCGAAGAGGGGGCTTATGTTGTTCGCATGGGACGAAGATACGAGGCGACAGCGCGTCCGGTTTTTGTCAGCCCGGTTCCGTTGACCAAACCCCAGGCTTCCTCGCCCAGGTCAACAAGTGATGATGGGCATGACATGTCTCGCGATTGGGTCGTCGCAGCAACAGTGATTGCTCTGGCTGGGGCTGCGTGAAACCCCGCGTCATTGGCGGCACGCTTCGCGACCTGAGCTACATCGCCGCCAATCTCCGTCCCGATGACAAAGCCGAGATCGATTGCCAGTGCGAGGCATGGAAGCCTGCTCAACTTGCTCTCGCTGCCCTACAGGGCATGGCCTACGTGGTGACGCTGGATGGCAACCCGGAAGCCGCTTTTGGCGCCACAGAACAACGGACGGGGCTCTGGATAGCCTGGAGCTGGGGCGGCAATCGAATGCATCGCTGTGTCCCTGCGATCACACGGTTCTTCTACGAGGTTCTTGGACCTGACGTGGCTGCGCAAGGTGCATGGCGCGTTGAGGCTCGAGCTATGGCCGGCAATGATCTGGCCGTCCGCTGGCTGACACGGCTTGGCGCTCAACAGCGCTGCGAACTCCCGGGATACGGCAAGAACGGCGAGCCCTTCCTGCTGTTCGACTGGACAAGAGAGAGTTGGAACGATGTGCTTCTCGCCCCCAAAACTCAATCCGCTTCCCCGCCCGCCGGCAGCCGATGACCCGGCTGTTGTCCGCAGGCAGGAACTGGAAGCTGCACGTCTCGCAGCACAGGGCGGCACTGCCAACACAGTGAAGACCGACCTTGACCCGAAGGGTCTGGGTGGCGGCAAGCGCGTTCTGCTGGGGGTTTGACGATGGCAACACGACCGACCGGCTATTGGCATCGCGCGATCAGGGGCGGGCTCAGCTTCCTGACTGATCAGGTGTTGACCACTGCACAGCAGGCGCAGGCTCGGGAGAACATCGGCATTTCCAGCCCGATCGAGGTGCTTTACCGCATCGTCGGCGCCAACATGAACTCGACTGCTGACCAGGCATTCGCGAAGCTGCACAATCACACAGCTTGGTGCCTGCTGAACTACTATGCGGTCAACCCGAGCATTTCGCTCACGACCGCCGTTGGTGGCATCTATACGGGTGCGAGCAAATCTGGCATCACAATGGTTGCTGCGTCGCAGGCGTGGTCAGGGTTGAACGCGACCGGTGCGGGGCTTGTGTTGACGCCTGCTACCCCGCTTGGACGTGGCAGGATCACTGCCGACCCGATCCTGTCGCTGACGACGCCGCAGGGCGCTGCCGCCACTTGTGACATCTACGTCATGGGCTTCGCCGTCACATGAGCGATTCCCGCGCCCGCGACATTCTCGGCTGCCAGGATGACATGGAGCATGAACGCTCGGACTATGAACCCGTATGGGAACAGGTCGCAGAGTTTTGCGACCCCGACGCGCCGGATGTGTGGAGCCGGGGTTCAAAGCAGAAGACGTCGCAGGCCAGCCAGCAGGAAAAGCGCGGCTCGCGCGTCTATGACAACACGATCAATCTGGCAGCCAACCGTCTCGCGGCCGGTCTCGAAAGCCTGATCATTCCACAGTCGGAAAAATGGCACGGCCTGTCCACTGCTGCCATGGACGACGAGGAAACCGACGAGGAAAAGGAATGGGCTGAAGGTCTGCGTGATCTGTTGTTTCTGCTGCGCTATTCGGCCAACTCGAATTTCGTCCCGGCAACGCAGGCTGTGCTTCGGAATGTGGTGCGATACGGCCCGGCCTACCTCTATGCGGAGGAGGGCTTTACCGGTGCGATGATCCGGTATGCGTCCATTCCGGTCGTTGAAGCCTACATCAAGCGCAATCGCTGGGGCATGGTGGACACGTTCCACCGCAAGTATGAGCGCAGCGCTCGTCAGGCGGCACAGCGCTTTGGGTATGAAAGCCTCCCGCCGAAGATCCGTAGGCTGGTGGATGACCCGCAGAAATGCGAGGAGAAGATCACGCTGGTGCAGTGCATCAAGCCGCGCAATGAGCGCAAGATGTATCGCAAGCAGGGCGAACTCGATTATCTCGACATGGCTTTCGCCTCGTATCATGTGATCGAGGAAGAGGAGCATATCGTCAACGAGGCCGGGTTCCGGTCTTTTCCGGTCTCGACATTCAACTGGCGGCGTTATGAGGGTGACACCTACGGCATTTCGCCGACGATCGAGGCGCTGACCACGGTTCGCGAGATCAACGCGGTGCGCCGGACAGGACTGCGTGCCTTGCAGCAGATCACCGACCCGGCAACCGCATCCAAGGCTCAGCTCGATTTCGTGCCGATCCTGAACCCGGGTCAGAATTATCCCGGTCTCATGGATGACAATGGCCGCCCGCTCATCGCCGCGATCAACACCGGCCAGAACCCGACCTATGCGTTTGAATACGCAGGGCAGCGCGCGGAAGAAATCCGCGACATGCTGTTCGTCAACCTGTTCCAGACGCTGGTGCAGAACCCGGACATGACCGCGACTGAAGCGCTTATTCGTCAGGAAGAGAAGGGCGCATTGCTCGGGCCATCCGGTTCGATCATCCAGTCTGGCTTTGCAACCAACCTGGACCGGGAGCTCGATATCCTCGAAGCCAAGGGCCTGTATGCAGAGGACAGCCGTTATCTGCCGCCGCAGACATTGGCAGGCAAGGCAATCCGGCCAACCTTCACTGGTCCGCTGGATGTTCTGCGCCGGGCTGCGGAATCTCGTGACACCGACATGGTGGTCATGGCCGCGGCTCAGTTCGCACAGGCCAGCCAAGACCCGTCGATCATGGATAACATCGACGGTGACGAATACCTCCGGATCAAGAAGGAAGCGAGCCGCGCTCCGCAGCGTGTGCTTCGTCGCCGTGAGGAGGTCGAGGCGCTCCGCGACGCTAGGGCAAAGGCCGCACAGGCTCAGCAGGGCCTTGCTGCCATGTCTCAGGCTGGACAGATAGCCAAGGATGCGGTGCCTGCTGCGATTGCTGCCAAGCAGTCTGGGTTGCTTGATGGGATGATGGCGCAGTGAAACGAGAGCCGCCTACCGTTGTGATCTGCCAGGGTCCGCCTCGTTGCCCCAAGGAGGGTGACGAAGCCGTAGCCGCGGCGAAGGCGGGTTGCGTCTGGTGTGAACGTCAGGTGCTCCAGCCAAATGGTGAGTGGCACGTCACCAGACCGGTTGAAGCATGACGAAGCGTATCGCAAGGTCTGGGGACATGGGCGGTCCTGCCAAATCACAGGACGCGCTCACCAAGGCCTATCTGCGCATCTTCGCCGGGCAGGATGGCGAGATCGTTCTCGCCGATCTGGCGAATGTGACCGGTTACTACCGTCGCCCGTCCTATGCCGAATGGCTGGCGAAGACCAAGACGCCGCACGGCTTCGAACTGCACTCCGCCCTGTCGAATGCTCGGGCCGAAGTGCTGCAACACATCATGGGTTTCCTGACGCTCACGGATGAGGATCTGGTGGCGCTGGAACGAGCGGCTCGCCTAGAGGCGCGGTCATAACCGCACGGCGCGGTCAGCCGGACAATCCCTCCCAAGAATGAAGGAATGACATCATGGCTCGTGGTCTCCCACGTTCGCTTGCTCGCGCTGCCGCGCGTGAGGCTGGCATTGCGCCTCCCAAGGCTGGACTGTCTGCTGTCACCACTTGACGCGGCGGCTCGTATCGAACCGTCTTCACGCTCAACGGTATGCAGATCACCGTCACCGATGCGCTGGCCTATGCCTCGCAGAAGCTGTTCGACTTTGCTCCCGGCAAGATCCGCGTCAAGGGCGGCACGGCCAGCCTGGCATTCGCAGTCCTGACGGCGCGCGCCAGCACCATCAACGACTCTGCCGCGATGGATTGGTCGCTTGGCTCGGTAGCCGCTTCCTCGATCACCTTGGCCTCCACAATGGTCGATGTGATCGCCAAGCAGGACAAGACGCTTGACGGCGCTGTTGCCGCCTACACGACCGCTCAGGCGGCTGATGTGGCGTCTGCTGCGACATTCGATGGCACGACTACCGCGATGGACCTGTTCCTGAACATCGGCTTCCCAACCAACACGGAAATCGATGCGGATGGCACGCTCGCCGTCAGCGGCACGATCACGCTGCTCTGGGAAAATTGGGGCGATAACGCCTAACGGATTCAGCCCGCAAGGCTGATTGAAAGGGGCTTCGTCAGCGGTGGCGAGGCCCTTTTTCTATTCCAATCCACCGCAAGGATTTCTCTCTCATGACAGATACGGCAGAAGCCGGGTCCGTGGTGCTTGACGCACCGGCGGGCAACCTTGCACAGCCAACGCCAACTGCGGACAACGGGTCCGCCGCAGAGGGCGCATCTAGCTTTCTTAGCGGTCTTTCCGAAGGCAACCGCAAGCTCGCTGAAACCAAGGGCTGGACCACGCCAGAGAGCCTGGACAAGGCTTTTACCTCCTATGCTGAACTGGAACGAATGCAGGGCGAGAGCCTGCGCGTTCCTGCGCCGGACGCACCAAAGGAAGAGTGGGAAAAGTTCCACTCGAAACTCCCCGAGGACATGCGCCCGGTCTCTTCGCCAGACACGCTGACATACAAGCTTCCCGAAGGACTTCCTGAAGGGCTGCCCTACTCCGAAGACCTCGCAACCGCGTCCAAGCAATGGGCTGTGGCTGACGGGTTGACGGCAAAGCAGGCGCAGTCCCAGCACGACAAGTTCGTGGGCTACATGGCGGAGCAGGTGACGGCCCAGCAGGCCGCCATCGCTCAGTCCGTCGAGCAGACTTACGACGACCTCGTGAAGGATTTCGGGCCGGCAGACAGCGAGCCTTTCAAGGCAAAGCTGACCATTGCCGAGCGGGCCATCAAAGGCCTTGGGCTGACGGACGTGTTCAAGGCGAAGGGCATCATCCTCCCGGATGGCAGCCTGACCGACGCACAGGTGGCTCGCGCCATGCTGGCGGTCGGCGAGAAGCAGTTCAGCGAAGACACGATCGGGTCCAACGACACGCCGGTAGCGGGCAATCCGTTCAGGCGTCTCGCTGATGGCTCGCGGGATGTCATGGCGATTTCAGCCCTCGTGAAAAGCGACCCTGAACGCGCAAAGCGCATGGCACGCGAAGCCGGGGAGAACCCGGACCTTTGGGTGTCCAGCAACCCGCTGTGAGCGGAACGCTTTGCAAATCGCAAAGGTGAAAGACAATGGTTGATGCATGGACCCGGATTACGGACTCGATTGTCCCATCCGTCTACGCGCAGTATTCGTTTGAGGAACACGTCCAGTCGCTGGAAATCTTCCAGGCTGGCGTTCTCTTCAACGATCCGTCGATCTCCTCGAAGCTGAGCATGGGCGGACGTTCCGTCGATATGCCCGGCTGGAAGGATCTCGGCAACGATCCGTCGGAACCGGTCAACGACGACCCGACCGACTCGATCGAAATGAAGAAGATCGGAACGCACCGTGAAGTCGCGGCCCGCAACATCCGCGCACAGGCTTGGGGCATCCCCGACCTGACCAGCATTCTGGCCGGTGACGACCCGCTCAAGGTCATCGTCCGTCGCCAGACCCCCTACTGGCAGCGCGCGCACAAGCTGACCCTGATCAAGATGCTTCAGGGCGTGCTTGCGGACAACATCGCCAACGACTCCGGCGACATGGTTCGCGACACGAATGCCTCCATCGTGGACACGGACATCATCGAAACGGCTTACCTCATGGGTGACCGCGCCGACTCGTTCAAGGCCATCTGGGTGCATTCGAAGCAGATGAAGGCGCTCAAGCTCGCCGATCTGATCGACTACCTTCCGTCGTCGCAGCAGGGCGGCATGATGATCCCCTACTACATGGGTCTTCGTGTCATCGTGGACGACGACATTCCGGTGTCCACTGGCGAGTATACCGCATTCCTGTTCAAGGATCGCGCGATCATGTGGAACGAGCTTCCGGTCAATACGGAAGGCGGCCCGCTTGAGTTCGATCGCAAGCCTCGTCAGGGCCACGGTGGCGGCGTCACTGAAATGGTCTCCCGCCGTCACTTCGTCCCGCACATCCCCGGCACCCGCTGGCTGGATGGCTCGACGGCTGGCGAGTTCGCAACCGATGCCGAATTCGCGCTCGCTGCAAACTGGGACCGCACGGCGACTTCGCTCAAGAACATGACGTTCCTGGCGCTGAAGACGACCGAAGCGTGATGACTACGGGACGGGGGTTTCGACTCCCGTCCCTCCCTCCTTCGAAAGCTCCCCCATGCCGATCATGCTCAATCACCGCCCGCGTGGCGAGGATGTGCCCAAGGCACGCCGCAACGTGGTGTCGAAATTCGCGCCTGACATCCCGCAGGCCAAGCCGGACACGTCCGTTCCTATGATGGGCCAGCGCAAGCGCAAGAAGGCGCGGCGCGCAAAGCTTCTCCCGAAACCGCAGGTGTAGGCGATGCCGACCGAGATCGAAGTCGTCAACATGGGGATTGCCCTCCTTGAAGAGGCCCCCATCACGGCGCTCAGCGACAACAACAAGGTCGCGCGTCTCGCGACGCTGCATTACGCTGTGACGCGCAAGGCTGAGATTGCAAAGCGCCCATGGGCTTTTGCCATTGCGAGCGCGTCGGTTACTGGCACCAATCTCGGCACTGGTGATGGAACGCTCGATTGGTCCTACACCGTGCCGGCAGCAGCGCTGCGTGTTTTGCCGCTGACCTACAACGGCGAGCCGAATGGCATTCCGATCTCATGGCGTCGGGAAGGCACGACCATCCTGAGCGATCAGGAAAGCCCGCGCATCCTTCGCTACCTTCAGGACAGGACAGACCCGAATACGTGGTCACCTGTATTTGTCGATGTTGTGGCGGCTGCTCTTGCCGTGAAATTGGCGCTCCCCCTCACGCACAAGTCAGGCATGGTCGAGTTGGCGCGGAATGCCTACGCCGAAGGCCTGGCTGAGGCTCTTCGGGTCAATGCCTTCGAGGCCTCCGGCTCGTATTTCGATGCTGGTTGGTCGTCCGCCCGTGGCGACAACCGCTATTGGAGGGCGTGAATGCCGGCCCTCTACCCCCAGCAGGACTCATTCGTTCGCGGTGAAATCTCTCCACGGCTACATGCGCGCGCCTCGCTCGATCTCTATCGGACGGCGCTGTCGTTGTGCGAGAATTTCCTGACCCTGCCGCATGGAGGTTTGCGCGCTCGAGGCGGCACTTACTTCGCCGGGGAGGTCAAGAACTCCGCCCGCGAAACGATCCTCATCCCGTTCATCTTCAGCGCCGAACAGGCCTATGCGCTCGAAGTGGGCCATCTCTACATTCGCGTCTATGCCTATGGGTCTCGGGTTGGAACGGTCGAAGTCGTCACGCCTTGGGTTGAGGCGGATCTGCACGAGCTTCAGTTCATCCAGTCTGCTGATCAGATGTGGATTGTGCACAGCGACTACCCGCCGCAAATCCTGACACGTGAAGGCCCCACGACATGGACGCTGACGGAAGCAGTGTTCAATGACGGGCCGTATCTGCCGCTGAACATCACCGCCACGACGATGACGCCGGCCGACCGCGCGTCGCTGACGCCGCTGATGACAAGCAACTCTGCGCCATCAGGAACCGCGTCAAGTTCGAACGCCAGCGCCAATGCGTTTCAAGTCTTCGACGGAGACCCAGGAACAGATTTGCAGATCGTCGCCGTCCCGGGATGGATACAGTATCGCCAAGCTGGTTCTGCGCAGGTCGTTGTCGACTCTTACTGGATCACGGCTGTCGATGGCACGATCGTCAACCGCACGCCCACCTCGTGGAAGGTCGAAGGCTCGAACAACGGTGTTTCCTGGACCACGCTCGACACGCGCAAGGGCGAATCCGGCTGGTATGGTGGCGAGACGCGGTTCTACGAGTTTGAGAACAAGGCGGCCTTCGAATATCACCGTTTCAGCTACACCGGTCTCGATGGCTCAGTCGGCACGTTTCAGGTGGCGGAGATTGGCTTTAACAAGGCCGCCGTCAGTCAGACCGCATTCAATCTCACGGCATCGCCGGCAGCCGGCGTCAATGACGGGGCTGGCTTCCGGACGACCGATGTTGGCCGAACGATCCGCCTGCTCGGCTCTGACGGCAACTGGCGATGGGCGCGCATTATCTCACGCACGTCCGCAGCCGTCGTCACCATCGAACTCAACGGCCATGCGCTGCCGGACCTGTCGCCGATCATCAACTGGCGGATGAGCGCATTTCTGCCTGACGAACAGGTGGAGAGCGTGGCGTTCTTCGAAGAGCGCTTGGCCTACAGCAAGCGCTTCTCGGTTTATGCCTCGAAGACCGGCGCATTCGATGACTTTTCGGCCGGCGAGAAAGATGACGATGCGCTCGTATTCGAGAATGCGGGCGGCGGACAGGCGAACGATATCGTTTGGCTCGCGGACGCGGACGGGTTCCTGCTGATCGCAACATCGGGTGGGGTTCGGGCTTTGTCCGGGTCTGGACTTGATGAGGCGCTGACTCCAACCTCGTTCAAGAACCGCCGTTCCCGCACGCATGGGTGCGCCAAGATCAGACCGATCGATGCAGGCCAGTCGTTCATGTATGTGACGCGCTCCCGGCGCGCGATTGCGGAACTGGTCCAGAATGCCTCGGGGCGGTTCACGTCCGAGGACATCGGGCAGATTTCCGAGCACATCCCAAAGAAGGGTGTTGTCGAGATCGCCTATCAGGACGACCCCGATCCAATTGTCTGGTTCCCGCTCGATAATGGCGAGATGGGTGGTTACACGCATCAGCCGTCGCAGGAAGTTCGGGGCATGCATCGTCACCGAGTTGGTGGTGCTTTCGCCGGATCGGACTGGCCCATTGTTGAGCGAGCCATCGTTACACCGGGTCAAGACGGCATGCCGAACGATGTCTGGATGATCGTCAAACGGACGATCGGCGGCGTGACCAAGCGCTACATCGAAGTCATGCAGCCGGCCTTCGAATATGCAGGGGTCGGTGACTGTTTCCAGGTGGACTGTGGTCTGACCTATTCAGGCGCCCCAACAAATTCGATCAGTGGTCTGTCGCATCTCAATGGTCAGTCGGTGGACATCCTCTACACGACGGGCATTGGCGGGGCGGGGTGGATCATCGCCAAAGGACGCACCGTCTCTGGCGGCGCAGTGACGCTACCGGGTGGCGCGCTGTGCAATGAGGCTCATGTTGGGCTGCCCTTTACGTCGAAGGCCGAAACGCTGGAACTGGACGTTGGCGGGCAGGACGGCTCGCGCAGCGGCCGGCGCAAGAAGGTTTCCGCCATCATCCTGTCGTTGTTCGAGACCGACATTACCGGGCTGGAAATTCAGTCCATGCAGCGCGGCGCATGGGAAACGGTCTCCATCCCAAGCAACGCACCCGCGCCAGAATACGTCGAACTGTTCACCGGCAACGTCAAGGTGCCGATTGATGACAGCTGGGAGGGAATGGCGAAAGTCCGCATCCGCTTCATCAACCCGACGCCCTGCACCATCCGCGCCGCAACGCCAATCTTTGACAGCGAGCCATAGCCATGTGCGTCGAACCCGGCACTCTCGCAGCCATCGGCACGTTCGTTTCCGTCGCCGGCTCTATCGCGTCCGGTGCGCAGCAGATGGCGATGGCGAACGCACAGGCCAAAGCCTACGAACAGCAGGCTCAGGCGGACAGCCAGGCCTCAGCCTATGAGGCGCGTCAGGAGCGCAAGAAACAGGAATTGCTACAGGCCAACGCGCGCGCTCAGGTGGGTGCGTCTGGCGTGGCAATGGCCGGCTCCCCTTCGGATGTCCTGATCGCCAATGCTCGAGAGGGGGAACTTGACATCCGTGCAATCCAGTATGGCTCGCAGATCAGGCAGAACAACCTCCACACACAGGCTGACATCTCGCGGTTTTCCGGGAAGCAGGCCATGGCCGGCGGCATCATTAATGCAGGCGGCGGGCTGATTTCGGGGTTGTCGGGTCTCTATGATCCGAACAAAGCGGCGAAGATCGGCCAGTCTCCCTTCGCACGCGGTGGGCTTTACTGATGGCAAATATTCCTCGCCAGATTGGAAGCCGTTCGCTCGATACGGGCAATGTCGTCTCGTATCCGTCCGGGTCTCCGGTTGGCTCCGCGATCGAAGGGCTGGGCAATTCAATCCAGAACGTCGCCGAGCGGTTCAAGCAAAAGCAGGACCAGAAGGACAATTTCGACGCCACCATTCGCGAGAACGAGATGCTGGCGGATATCGCCCGTCAGGAAGACGAAGCAGTGCGAAATGCGCCCATCGATGGGGCGGGCATTCACGATAGCGTCTATGGTGAGATCGACCCTGTAACGCAGCAGCCGGTTCGGCCCGGCTCCTACGATACAGTGTTCGACAGCTACATGCAGCGCATGCCGGAGTCGAAAAGGGCGGAGTTCGCACAGAAGCGCGAACTCTATCGCATGAAGGGTTCAGCCCGACTTGCTGGCCAGCAGTATGCGAGTGAGCAGGCCTACTACAAGGTGGAGATACAGAAGACGCAGAACGAGATCACCACGCAGATGGCGATGGGCGATCCGAACGATACGGCCACCTTCGAGGCGTTCAAGAAGCAGGGTGTGGACATCATCGAGAAGTCGGGCCTTCCGGCGCTGGAGAAGGATGTTGCGAAGACCAACTGGCTGGCGAATGCCGATGAGACCTTGTTCAAGACGCTGCTGGCGAAAGACCCGCAATTTGCCGGTAAGGCCAAATCCGCCCTCGGGCTCACTCCTGCTGAACTTGCGGCCGGGCCGAACGTAGGTGGTGGCGCCGTTGGTCTGTTGCGGAAATTTGAGGGCTTTCGCTCAAGCACCTATTGGGATGTGAACGCGCATCGCCTTGGCTATGGGTCGGACACGATCACGAAGGCCGATGGCTCGGTCGTTTCCGTGAAGCAAGGCGATACCGTTACGCGCGCGGACGCGGAACGCGATCTCGCGCGCCGGTCACGTGAGTTTGAGCAAACAGCAGCGCGTCAGGTCGGTGTCGATCATTGGTCGCAACTTCCCGGAGGCGCGCGCGCAGCGCTTACATCCGTGGCCTATAACTACGGCAGCTTGCCGAAGTCCGTCGCCAGCGCCGTGCGCTCCGGCGATATGGAGAAAATCGCTTCTGCCGTGGAGGGTTTGCGAGGCCACAACGGTGGTATCAATGCCAAGCGGCGGGCGGAAGAGGCGGCGATTATTCGAGGCCAGGCAAGTGTTCCGGAATCCGCAGGAGGCCCCGATCCCCGTTTTGCCAATATTCCGCTCGAGCGCCGGCTGGTGCTGGCCAATCAGGCGGATGTGCAGGTCGGCGAACAGCAGCGCACGGAAGCCGCGACGATCAAGGCCGAATACACCCAGCACAAGGACGCTCTCGAACTCCAGATCGTGCAGGGCCAAATCCGGGATGAGGGGTTGGTCTCAAATGACCCGACGTTGAACGATGGCGACAAAGCCGCCCTGATCACCAAGGTCCGTACGCAGAACGAGGGCGCCAACCAGATTCAAGCGGATTTCGTGGCGCTGAACGATCGCACACTGAACCTTGATCCTTATGCCTCAAAGGACAAGACGCGCGCCGACAACCTCTATTCTGACGCGGTGAAGCGCATTCCTCCGGAACAGCATGGCGCGATTGCAGGCGCGATCCTGGAGCAAACCGGCGTGGTTCCCCAGCCTGTCATCAACTCCATTCGTCAGGGGCTGTCCAGCCAGACGCCGGCTGACGTGGCGACGGCGCTACAACTCGCACAGCGCATCTCGGCATTTGACCCTGCCGCGTTGGCTCGGCGTGACGGCGGGTCAGAAGTTCAGACAGCAGTCGATGATTTCGCCTTCGACGTGAACAAGCGCAATCTCTCACCGGAGATGGCAGCACAGCGCTACATCGAGCGCAACAGCCCGGAGGCGAAATTCAACCGCAAGGCAATGGAACCGGCAGCGAAAGAATTCCTGAAGGAGGTCGAACAAACCGACCTATCCAACGAATTCGATACATGGTTCGGCGCGGCTCCGGACATCGGGTTCTCCGAAGGCCAGCGGCTTGGCATCCAAGCTGAGTTTGCAGCGATTGCCGAAGACCAGTTCTATCGTGCTGGCGGAGACCCAGAAATTGCCAAAAATCGCGCCGTCGAAGAGATGAAGCGGCTCTATGGTGTGACGGAAATGACGGGCCGCAAGGTGGTCATGAAGCATCCACCTGAGCGCTATTGGCCAAAGTTCCCGGTGGCCGACGCGGCGCAGTCACTGTCCTATCCGTCGCAGCTTCAGGCAGATATCTCAGCCTTTTCGCCGGACGCCGACATGAGTTCGGTGCAGTTGGTAACGACGCCGGAAACGGACGCAATGGTGAAGCGTGGCGAGATGCCAGGTTATGCCGTTCTGTATCAGGATCGCGACGGCGTGTTGCAGACGATCCCGGGCAAGCTCTGGCGTCCGGACATCACCAAGCTTCAGGACATGCAGAAAAAGGTCGATGACGCGGCAAGCGGTGCAGCGATGGAAGGCGCGCGCGCCAACCAGACCGAACAACGTCAGCAGGCTCCATATCGCGTCCAGGATCAGAAGGATTTCCTGTCTGGTCAAGATCCTGTGTTCGGTGAACGCTAATGCCGTTTATTGACGAGCGCCGCACGATCGACAACCTGACCAACATCGCGCCGGATGACGCGCCTATTGTTGATCCGTCGATGATCGATGTGTTCGGCGCGGCGTTCCGGACACAGAACACAATCGGCTCCGCGCTTGCCTCTCGTGGTCAGCCGAATCCGTATGAGATCGAAGACGGCTTTGACGCGATCGACTACGTGAAGGATGACCCGAAATTCTCACCATATGTTGACGAGTTCTCGGGCATCTTCAATCGCAAGGCTGCCGACGCGAAGAAAATCCAGATCGAGCGCGAAGAGCGCGACCGCCGGACCATCGAAGCCGGCGGGATGATGGGCATCATTGGCTCTGTGGCGGCTGGTGTGTTCGATGCGCCGACGCTTCTGCCGATCGGCGGGCCGGTCATTGGTGCTGCACGTGGCGCTGGACAACTGGCACTTCGCGTGGGTGCCGCTGCTGCGATTGATGCCGGTATCTCAGAGGCAGCACTACAGGCCACACAGACAGGCAGAACGGTCGAAGAGACGGCATTGAACGTCGGCGGCTCTGTGTTGCTCGGGGGCGCTCTGGGGGCGCTGGCGGGGCGCTATCTGACGCCTGCGGCATCTTCCGCGCTCTCCCGTAAGATCGAAGGGCAGGAAGCGGCGTTTGACGAGGCTGATCGGGTCTTTACCGGTGCGGGTTCGTCGGCTGGCGCAGCGGCGCGCGATGTGGGACCGTTGGTCTTGAAGGATGAAGCACTGATCAAGCGTCTCCCGGGCGTCAACATCCAGGATCCGCTTATCCGCTCGCAACTCTCCGACTTCAACGCGACACGTGAAACAGTGCGCCGGCTGGCGGAAACGCCGCTGGAATACGCCGACAATGCGAGGGGCATCGCGACGGAACGCGGCGGCTCGGTCGAGACACGTGTCAAGATGTGGAATGCGCCGACTGCGGAAGCGCTGCGCATGGTCGATACGTCCTATGCGAAGTATTTCCACGATGCTGCCGAGCCGACTGCATGGCAGACTCGCCTTTCCCCGATCAAGTCGGAATGGGCGCGGGCGCGGGGCGGACAGAAGCTCACCTTCAAGCAATTCAAGGAAGAAGTGGGCAGGGCTGCATTCTCCGGTGAACAGCATGCGATTCCACAGGTAGCAGAGGCTGCGAAGGTCTACCGCCAATGGGACGAGGCGCTGAAGAAGGCGGCTATCGAAGCACGCCTTTTCCGGGAAGACATCGCCGTCAAGAACGACCTGTCTCACCTGTTTCGGATGTATAATCGCGAGAGGATCATCGCCAAGCGCGATGTGTGGACCGCGCGCTTGGTCGATCATCTGATCGCCGGTCGGGAGCGCGCGCTGGCGGAGTCCGACGAAATCCGTCTCGGCAACAAGATTGTGGAGTCCGACAAGGTTCGCGGGCGCTTTGATCAGGCATTTGCGAGGCTCGACAGCCTCGAGTCCCGACTGGCAGGACGCCAGGGCATTCGGTCGCGTCGGCTGTCGGAACTCGATCAATTGCGCGCGACCCGGTTTGATGTGATGCGGGAGCGCGCGCCGGCAGGCGTGGTGAAGGCTCTGCGCGGGGCGGATGAAACCGCGTCGATGGTTGGCGTGGTGAAAGAGGCTCGCGCGGCTGCACGCTCTCAGGCGGCGAAGCAATCTTATTCCCAGCGCTATCCGGTTCTGGCGACAATCAAGCAAAAGGGTGGTGTCCGCGTAGGTTCTGTTCTGGACGGCAACCTGCGCGCTATGGGCGTCACGCCAAAGACGCATCCCGGGCTGTTCCGCAAGAAAGGCGGAATCGGCGATGTCGATAATTTCGTGAAGTCGGAAGATGACATTTTCGCCAACCTGCCAGAAGATGGCAACGGCTATGTCGATGTGCGGGCGGCAATGGACGCCATCCGCCGCGAGATCGGCGGCAACCCGCTGCGCACGGCTGATGAGATGGCGGCTATCGAAGCAGCGGAAAACCTCGAACGTGTTGCGGAAGACTGGCTGGAGAGTGTCGGGCTTGGACCGAATGCCGCGGTGAAGGATGTGCGCGATTACATCCGGCGCGTGGTCGGCGCGGAAGCCGATCTGGATGGACTGGATGCGCGTATCAGCCGCCTGGAACGTGAGACTGAAGATTTCGACAAGGCGACCGATGCGCTGCGGAATGAGAAAGAGATTTCGGCTCAGGAAGCCGCCACCATTGCTCACGAAGTGAATCGGCTCGATGAAGACATTGCTCCGCTTGCGGACCTCGCCAATGCCTCGCCACGGGTGAAGTTGATTGTTGACCTGGCAACGACGAAACGTGATCTGTTCAAGGGCAAACTGGCGGAACGCAACCTGCGTAAGCGCGTGGATGCGCTCAATGAGCTGAAGCGGGCGGGCCGTGCTAATGACGACATGCTGGCCGAACTGGCGGCGAAGTCGGTCGATCTGGGGCGTCTCGGCGCTGACATCTCGCGCCTGAGTGCGAAGGCTGACAAACTGGAGCCGATGGTCAAGTCCGCGTCTCAAGCGGAGAAGGCTGATGAATTCGCCAATCTCTCCGATGCGGAACTGCGCAGCCTGGCGGATGAAATCACAGACACCATCCTCGGCAATGCAGAGGGCCGCATTCCCTATGATATTGTCGCTGGCCCGCGTGGCGCGTTGAAAGAACGCACACTCAACATCGCGTCGGAGAAGATCGCGGATTTCATGGAACTGGACATCGAAAGCGTCATGCGCGCACAGGTCCGCACGATGGCGCCGGACGTTGAGATCGCGCGCAAGTTCGGTTCAGTCGATATGGCGGAAGAAATCCGCAAGATCAACGACGAGGCGAACGCCAAGGTCGCGGGGGCCAAGACCGACAAGGAACGCAAGGCCATCCAGAAGCAGCGCGAAAGCGACGTGCGGGATATCGAGGGCATCCGCGATCGGTTGCGAGGGACGTATGCCTTGCCGTCCAACCCAGCATCTCTTGTGCTTCGTGCTGGGCGCATCGCGCGCAACTTGAACTATGTGCGCCTTCTGGGCGGCATGACGCTCTCAGCCCTTCCGGATATGGCCAAGGTCGTGTTTACCCATGGCCTGACCAGCACGTTTCGCGATGGCTTCGTGCCGATGGTCCGGAACTTCAAGGCCTTCCGTGCGGGTGCGGGCGAGGTGAAGATGGCCGGCACGGCGCTGGACATGAACCTCGACAGCCGCACGATGGCAATGGCCGACATCACCGACGACTTTGGCCGTCACTCCAAGTTCGAACGGGGGCTGTCGGCGCTCTCTTCCAAGTTCGGCGTGGTGTCGCTGATGGCGCCATGGAACGCGGTGCTGAAGCAGTTTGCCGGTCTGGTCACTATGACCAATGTTCTGCGCTCATCCCAGCGTTTAGCAAAGGGCCTCGCATCGGAAAGCGAGATTAGGCGTCTTGCGTCGTCGGGCATTGATCTTGATTTGGCCCGCGCGATCACGCGCCAGTTCGAAGCACATGGTGAAGTCACCGATGGGGTGTGGCTGGCGCAGTCTGGCAAGTGGACCGACCGCTCGGCCATGGATGCCATCCGCGCCGCCGTCGTTCGCGACGTGGACCGCATTATCGTGACGCCTGGCCAGGACAAGCCGCTGTGGATGTCTACCGAGCTTGGCAAGATGGTTGGGCAGTTCAAGAGCTTCTCCGTCTCTTCGATGCAGAAGACCATGCTTGCCGGCTTGCAGCAGCGTGACGCTGCAACATTGAACGGAACGCTGCTGATGCTTGGGCTGGGCGCTATGACCTATGCCGTGAAGGAAATGGCGGCTGGCAGAGAAGTGTCTGACGATCCGAGAGTGTGGGCCGTGAATGCACTCGATCGCTCCGGCCTGACTGGGTGGCTCATGGAGGCCAACAACATCAGTGAAAAGGCCACTCGGGGCCGTGTAGGCCTGTCGGCGCTCTCCGGCGAACAAGTCAGCCGCTACGCATCGCGCAACGTCACAGGGGCGTTTCTAGGCCCGACAGCCGACGCGGTGTCTGATATCTTCCAGGTGTCCGGCTCGATCTTCGCAGGTGACACGACCAAATCGGATATGCGCAAGGCACGGCAGTTGATACCCGGACAGAACCTCTTCTACATTCGCAGCCTGTTTGATAAGGTGGAAGAGGCCACAGGCGACACTCTTGGCCTCCCCGATACGCGAAGGAACTGACGATCCTCTCCCTGCTCGCTATTCTCGCATTGCCTGTCGGTTTCCTTTCTGGAGGCGCGACGATCTATGCGGCGAAGGATCGGGATTGGAGCATGGCGTGGAAGACTGGTTTGGTCTTCACGATATGCGCATTCCTTTATGTGGCAGCGCCGAAGTCCATGAGTTCTGGTGGCGATTGCTACACCGATTGGGACGGGCGCTCAAACCCGACAGTCTGCGACTGATCTGAACTGACATTGCTGAACTCGTCAAAGCCTCGCTCACGCGGGGCCTTTTTCGTTTGGAGACTTCCATGGCTCAAAACATCCCCGTCCGCACCAAGTGGACGCCTCCTCCCGCGCGGGTTGAAGGCGATCGGCTGCTGAAGGCGCGCGCCGCTGAACAGCGTGTTCGCAATGCAGCCGTGCAGGCGGAGGCACAGAAAGAGCGGACGAAGGAAATCCTTGGGCAGGAACTCGGCACCAAGGTTGAGAAGCTGGAAGACACCGTTGACCGGTTGATCGACAATTTGCCGCGCATCATTCCAAACGGCGGTGGCGGCGGTCGGAAGACGGTCAAGTATGTGCTGGACCGGGATTATCCGCATCTGGAAAATCTTGCCAATCTGCCGCGTCTCCAGTTCCGGAACGTTGCAGAGGCGACAGCAGCGTCGATCAGCGCATCAATCATGCTTGTGCAAACCCTGTCTCGCACGACTGACGGCGATGGCCTGGGGCGCGTCTATAAGCGGGTTGTTTCTCAGCCCGCGCATCCCGCTTACATCACGATCGGCGGGGCCTATTTTGAGTCCACTGCCCCGCGCTGGTTCCTCGCTGCTTCCGCTCAATCCAATGGCGCCAGCGCGGCATATGATTGGACACCCCCGCCGAACCTCTATCTTCGCAACAATGAACAGACAGCTTTCACTGCGGCGGCGGGGACCACTCAAAGCGCATGGGGGTCGTTCGCAGCGCAGAAAGCATTTGAGCGTCCCGATATGGACGTGTTCGCCGCTTGCGCTGCAGTCGGCGGGTTGGACATCGGCCATTGGAACAACGGGCTGAAGAACTTCAAATTCGACACGGACCCGACCGAATCCGACCCAGGCGATGGCTTTTTGCGGGTCAACAATGCCAATCCTACACTGGCGACCGAACTCTACTGCGGCGTGTTCTCATCGACCGGCGTGCGGAAGATCGGCCCGCTTGGGACGGCAAATGCTGGCAAGACAATCCGTATCGAAAAGCGGAACGACCCCGCCACGTTCGTTCAATACACAGTCGTCAGTCACACGTTCTCGCCGCCGGGCGGGGGGTTCTACTACAACGCTCAGGTGACCTATCATTCGAGCGCCGGCACGATCGCTGATGAGGACAATATCCGCATCAAGATCACGCCCGACATGTATGAGACCTATCTGAAGCCGACTTTGCTTGATGCGATTTCCGAACTCGGCAAGCAGCCCGACGAGGTATGGTGGTGGCAGGGCGAGAGCGATGTCGATGCCGGGTTTGGTTACGATGAGTATATCGTGGACCATGATAGCCTGCGCGCGCAGATGATCTCGGACGGGCTTATTACACCGTTGACGCCATGGACCATCATGGGCGTCGCCCCGGAATCGATATACGCGGCAGTCGGGCATGACGGACTGAACAGACAGCTTATGCGGCTTTGCGAGTCGCACGCCCACCTTTACACCTACGTCCACACCGGTGATCTCGATACGTCATATTGGGCTGACCCGAAGATCCACATGACCGGTGCCGGGTATGACGCTGCTGGCAAGCTGGCTCATCAGGCTCGATCATACGGCCGCCACAAGACGCGAATCCCCGGCTATACGAAGGGTGGAACGCAGAGCGAGGGCGTGTTCTTGCTTGACGACACGGCCAAATTCATCGATCTGCCCCGCCAGTCTTCGGGCATAGGCCGGATCAATCTGCCAACCGCCGGCTTCTGGGTCGAGTTCTTCTGGACCACTGGCCCGAACTACACACCTGCCCTGGCGATATTGCGTTCCGGCACGTCAGGGAGCTTCTTTGCTGCGACAACCGGCATATTGACCGGAACGTCAGCGACAGACGGCGTGGTTACAATCTCGATCGGGTTCAACAACAAGTTCTACATTCAGAACCGGTTGGGATCGCCTACTCAGGCGTTCGTGCAGATCGACACGCCGTGGAGTTTGATCTGATCACCACCCCTGCCAGAAGTCGAAATGAGCTTGCTCTTCGGCTTCTGACCTACGGCGGTATTCCCACTTCCCGTTGACACACCGGGCCATGAGGTTCCCCCACGTCCGCGACCCGTCCGGGAGCCCTTTCTGGAGAATGACGAAATACTCCGACCATTCCTCAGGTCGATTGAAGTGGCGTAGCAGCAAATGCAACGCGGCTACCGCCGCAACGACCACCAAAAGAGGCACGGTCAGGTCCGCGTCTCGATACATGAGCATCTGTTCTTGGGCGCGCTCCAAATATTCGGGTGAGGTCATGTCCATTGTAAAATCTCGCTGATAGCGGCAACATATCAGCAAATCAGGAGGATACAACATGATCGCTCATGGCAAGAAATATCATGACATCCGCGTCTCGCTCGACGGCGCAACATTTGTTGGGTGCACATTCGAAAGATGCACATTCGTCTATTCCGGCGTGCTGCCGGTTCAACTCGATGGAAACACAATCATCAACTGCGAGTGGGAGTTGGCTGGACCTGGCGGCCAGGTCGTCGGCTTTCTCACGGCCATCTATGCCCAAGGTGGAGACGGCGCCGCCACCGTAGAGAAGTTGTTCGCACAAATCCGCGCCAATGCTGGCGGGCAACGCCGGGCCGGCGACGCTATCGTGATGAACTGATACCAGCACTCCAGACACTTCCGGTTGCTGATCTTGCGCTAGCCTATCTTGTCACCTGCGGCGTTCTGGCGGGCGTCCTTGTGCATCTCGTCATTGAAAAGCCGATGGACAGGCGCCTGAAGCGGCTCCTGCTGGCCGACCGACGCACCGTCGCCGCGTGATCTAACCAAGGCTTGAACTGGCCTGCCAAACCCGCACCCAGCGGGGCGGCTCCCTATACCCAATCCACAATGAGGTAACAACATGAACCGCGCGAAGTTCTTCGCGGCGCTGCGTTCGCGCGGCTCCGGCGTATTCGGCACATCAATTTCTCAGGGCCAGGTCGGAGGCACTGAACGCATTGTTGACGAGGCGCAGCGGCGCGGCACACCACTCCGGCATCTCGCCTACATCCTCGCCACCGCATACCACGAGACTGCGCACACGATGCAGCCCGTCCGAGAGATGGGCGGTGAGAAGTATCTCCGCTCCAAGAAATACTATCCTTGGGTGGGTGAGGGGCTGGTCCAGGTCACGTGGGAGGAGAACCACCGCAAGTTCGGTGCGACAGCCCCCGGCCAGATGATGACTTGGCCAATTGCTCTGCGCGCCATCTTCGACGGCATGACGAATGGCATGTTCACCAAGCACAAGCTTGCTGATCATATCAATGAGACGAAGACGGACTATCGCAACGCGCGCCGGATCGTGAACGGCATGGACCGCGCTGACGATATCGCGGGCTACGCGAAGGCATTTGAAACGGCGCTGCGCGCTGCTGGCTATCTCGGTCAGGCTCCCAAGCCTTCGCCTGTGCCGCCAGTCGCCCCGCCAGCACCTTCACCGGCACCGAAGCCTGTTCCGGTCCCGCCGCCGCGCAAGCCGGCTCCTGCGCCCGCCCGCGGCTTCTGGGCCGCTGTCGTCGCCATGCTCAAAGCCCTCGTGAAAGGAGGCCAGAAATGAAACAGGTCATTGCAGCCCATACGACATTGGCGCCTGTCTACCCGGGCTATGTGAACGTGAGCCGAGAGGATGACGGCTCTGTCGTCGTCACAGCACGCGGTGATCCCAACGTTCGCGATGGCGCGTATGTCTGCGGATATGCAGCGGACAAGGGCAATCCGGGGCGCTGCACTCCCGGCGATGACCGATGCAACAACTACTGCAATCGCGCTCCGCAGAACGGGCCAATGGTCGATCACCCCGCGCCGTGCACCCAGATTCACCCGGGCGAAACGATCACCGTTCGCCTCTCTGCGGGCGAATGGGATGCCTTGGCGGGACAAATGGCGGGAGGCCTGTGATGGCACCGATCATCCGCATCTTCCTGCGCTACGCGACGTTCCCGTTGCTCTACTTCGGCCTGATCAATCAGAACGAGGCTTCCGACCTGATCGCCGATCCTGAAATCGCCCAGTGGATCAGCCTCGCTGCCGGCTTCATCGCGCCGATTGCTGCCGAAGGTTGGTATTGGATGGCGAAGCGCTTCGGGTGGGCGAAATGAGCGCGCTCGTCACGGCGTTCATCGGCTGGGCCTGGCCGTATCTGATGGCGGCAGCCGGCGGTCTGATGCTTGTCATCCAGCAACGCCGCGCCGGCGCCAAGGCCGAACGTGCCAAGCAGGCCGCGCGTGAAGCGGAAGCCCGCGACATCAAAGATGAAATCCAGAACGACATCGGCGCTCTCCCGCCCGAGGTCGCGAGACGGAGGCTTGAGCAATGGTCAAAGGATTGA